AGAGGAAAATTTCTGGAAAAACGCCGGGTGGTACATACACAGTAGGCAGCTCTTAAATTAATATGTAATACCTAAACCTTAATGGTGGCCCCTTAGTATCTATAAGGCCCCTGATTCACAGGAACATAAACTACTCGTGGCACCGTTACCATCTGGTATTTCTTTAAAAGACACCAGCTCTGACTTTCCACCATCACATTCTCATACTTTACCACCGGAGCATACTGAGTAACCACAGGAACCATAGTTACTGCCGGAACAGAATAGTAGTATGGAACATATTCCACCCTTTGGACTATTGGAGTCATCGGCACCCAATCACTTCCCATACAAATTTCTCCTGCACCAAAACTCAAAACTAATGCCGCTAACAATAAAGTCTTTTTCATAAAAAATCCCTCGTTAATAAAGTAAATTGACCGATTTCCACAAGTTTAACATCGACATCCGTCCTTCACAACCTTTAAAAAAAATAATTCCAGATGACACTACGCCACCTGGAACTATTCTCTTAAAAAGAAACACTATAATTTTCAGCTAGAAACAACACTATCATTATTGCTATTATCGACCACCTTATTTTTCTTTGGTCGCCCCCTAGCCTTCTTTAAAGTTAGCTTGCGTCTTTGACGACGAACCATTGCTGTTGTTATATTTTGACCAGTAATTTGACTTAGTTTTACGGCCAAAACTTCATCACACAACAAAGTATGATTCTGCTGAATAAATTCTGTTTCACTAGATGACCACTTTTTATATGTTGCCATTTTTTACTTTCTTGGATAAAGTTGACTAAAAGTGTAAGAACACTATTATACTAGTAGTTGGCAAGTTTCGCGCAAGGAGAATAAATGACTAATCCTAAAATTGATTTTAATTTGGTCAATTCCACCTTAACAATCAAAGCCTCTGGTTCACTAGATGATGAAGCCACTATGGATTTGTTGTTACCACAAGGAAAGAGTATAGCTCAATTATTATATGACCAAGAAAATTTCCAAGACCCCCAAAATCTCAAAGAAGAGTCCAAAGAAGAAAACCCCAAATCCTAGCAATTTGCCCCACGGTGTTACAGAAGAACAATTTTTAGTTGTTTTAGATAATATAAGCAAAAGACTAGGCCACAAGTTTAAATTTGGATATCACAGTTTTGATGACATGAAGCAACAAGCTGCTATATTTGCACTTGAAGGACTTCAGAAATATGACAATAAACGACCATTAGAAAATTTCTTATGGACCCACGTTCGTAATCGTCTTTTCAATTATAAAAGAGATAATTATCAAAGGCCCGACAAACCCTGCTTTTCTTGTCCACTATACGACGCCCACTGCAAAAAGAGTACCAATCAATGTTTGGAATTTTCCAACAAAAACGACTGTACCCTCTATGCAGCATGGGAAACCCGTAATAATAGCAAAAAGAATATTATGAAACCTGTAGGAATGGAAGACGTTAATGATTATTCTCATTCTCCATCCTCAAAAAGCCCCGATGTTTCTGATATAGTATTCAATCAACAAATTATCGACCTGCTAGACCAACATATTCCATCATCATGTCGCGAAACTTACCTAAGACTCAAATATGGTGAAAAAATTTATAAAACCGACATGACCAAACTATATTCCGTTATTCAAGATATTTTGAAAGAACATGGCTATGAGTACTAAAGGACCTAAAAAAAGAGGCCAGCTCGCACTAGACGAAGAAAAATACATCAGAGATAATGTGCTTGTACTAAGCATAGAGGAAATAGCGGAACAGCTCAACAGAAATCCCGCCCCCGTTGAAAGATATATCGAAGAAAATAAGTTAGGTTTAGATCCCAACGAATATAACGACGCCAAGGTACTAAGACACAAACTGCATAGTAAAAATTTCTGGACAGAAATCAAAAGACAGTTCGACGAAGATAGTGGTGAACTAGAATATTTTGAAAGTTTATGGGTCAACCTTATCAAACAGTTTAGAGAAGACGTACTTCCTGCAGAAGAACTTCAGATCAAACAATTTATCACCATAGACATTCTGATCAATCGAAGCATGAAAGAACGAAAGCGCCACATTAGCGAAACTGAAAAATTGCAAAAAGAAGTAGACAAAGAATATGCTAAATTAGAAATTGATCGAGATGTTCCACGCCTAGTTAATTTAGAGACCCAATTAAGTTTTGCCCGTAACAGTATCGCCAACTATACTAACGAATATACCAAATTATTAAACGAACAACAAAAAATCAGCAAAGACCTAAAAGCTACCCGTGAACAAAGAATCAAAAGAATAGAAGATGGTAAAAGCTCCTGGGTTGGCCTTATTCGCATGTTAGAGGACGAACAAATACGCGAAAGAGAAGGTCGCGAAATGGAAATTATTGCCATGGCCACCGACAAAGTTAAAACCGTTCTTAATGATTATCATCAATATGCCGACAATACATTAGATATGCCCTTCTTAACCCCCGACAGTGTTCTTCTTAAAGATATGGAAAAATCCCCATGAAAATTGCCCTAGTAACAGGAATAACCGGCCAAGACGGCTCTTATCTATCAGATCTTCTACTAGAGAAAGACTATAAGGTAATTGGTTTACAAAGACGATCTTCAACTAACAACACCCAACGCATTTCTCATTTACTGCACAATCCTAATTTTATCCTAGAGGAATTTGACCTGACTGATCCATCAGGGTGCAATAGAATAATAGCCCAATATAAACCACATGAATTTTATAATCTAGGAGCTCAAAGTCATGTTGGAACCAGCTTTAAACAGCCATCAACTACCATAGAGATTAATACGGTGGGCGTTGTTAATGTGCTAGAAAGCATACGAAATTTATCTCCAGATACCAAATTTTACCAAGCTAGCACTAGCGAAATGTTTGGGCGAAATTACACAGTAAAGGATGATGAAAAGGTGCAAGACGAAAATACTCCCATGTTACCTCAAAGTCCTTACGGGGTGGCCAAATTAGCATCTCATCATATGGTTCAAATATATCGTTCGGCCTATAATTTGTTTTCCTGCTCGGGCATACTATTTAATCATGAAAGTCCTCGTCGTGGGGAAAACTTTGTAACGCGAAAAATAACCAAATATATCGGCAAAGTTGTTAGAGGAGAAACTAACGAAAGATTGTCCCTGGGGAACTTGGACTCTTTTAGGGACTGGGGTCATGCTAAGGATTATGTTCGGGCAATGTGGCTAATGCTACAAAAAGATACTCCAGTAGACTATGTTATATCAACAGGATCAACACATAGCGTTAAAGATTTTCTCAAATTAGCTTTTGGATGTGTAAATCTTGATCCTAGCAACTATGTAAATATTAATCCTGATCTTTTCCGACCGGCCGAAGTAGATTACCTTAAGGGAGATTCTTCTAAAGCCAGAAACGAACTAGGATGGAATAATGATATCTCTTTTAAAGATTTAGTCATCGACATGATACAGAATGATATAGCTCATGTTTAGAAATTTTAACGATCCACAGTATAAAAAATGGAGAAAAGACGTTTACAAAAGAGACAAATATTGTTGTCGGTGGCCGAATTGTCCATTAAAGAAAAAACTTAATGCTCATCACATAAGAACATGGGCCCAATTTCCTGGACTAAGATTTGATGTTAATAATGGTATAACATTGTGTAAATATCATCATGATCTTATTAAAGGCATGGAAACTATTTATGAATCGACCTTTTTAAAGATACTATTAAATGACAGATTACAATAATCATTTCGAAATTATTATAGACACAAGAGAACAACAGCCTTGGGCTTTTGATCATCATGTAGTATCTAATCTCAAGCTAGATACGGGCGACTACTCCATCAAGGGATTAGAAGACCAGTTGTGCATAGAGCGAAAAAAGAGCGTGAGCGAAATTGCCAATAATATCACAGAGAAAAGATTCAAAGATGTGGTAGGGCGCATGGCTCAATATAAATATTCATTTTTATTACTTGAATTTGATCTAGAAGATATTCTTATTTATCCTGTGGGTTCAAATGTTCCCAAGAGACTATGGGACAAAATTAAAATTTCTCCTAACTTCATTATTAAACATTTAGTAGAGCTGCAAATTTACTTTAATATCAAAGTGCTATTTTGCGGTTCTCCATCCAATGCTGAAAGAATGGCATTATCCATCATGAAAAAGGTTTACGAAATTGAAGGACCAACAAAAACAAATATTTGAAGATGCTTGGTTAGGATTGGGTGATTTATCTCAAATCATTATACCAACTAATCAGATGATCCATAGACTCAAAGAGGATATAGAAAATCCTGATTTGCATTTAATTAGACTATTAAGAAATCCTAGATATTTAGGATCAACATGTAAATTGCTATTCAATATTGAGCTACATCCTATGCAAGTAGCTATTTTACAAGAGTTTTGGCATAGACCATTTCCAATGTATATAGCTAGTCGTGGATGGGGCAAGTCTTTCCTGCTCGCTTTGTATTCTGTATTAAGATGCACATTTTATCCTGGAACCAAGATAGTTATCGTGGGTGCAGCTTTTAGACAGAGTAAAATTATTTTCGAATATATGGAAACAATATGGAGAAATAGCGCTATTTTACGGAGCATCTTTAATGGCAATGAAGATGGACCAAGAAGAGACGTTGACCGATGTACTATCAGATTAGGAGATAGTTGGACCATTGCTGTTCCTATGGGTGACGGTAGCAAGATTAGAGGTTTAAGAGCACATATTATTATCGCAGACGAATTTGCATCCATATCTCCTGATATTTATGAAACGGTAGTATCAGGTTTCGCTGCGGTATCTGCTAGTCCTATTCAGAATGTAAAGGAACAAGCTAAAAGAAAAGCCATGTCAGAAGTTGGATTATGGAGCGAAGAACTTGAAGCTATTAATAGTAAAATGGGTAACCAAGCTATAATTTCAGGAACAGCAGACTATGACTTTAAGCATTTTGCAAGATACTGGAAAAGATATAAAGGTATTATAGAAAGCAAGGGAGACATTAGAAAACTAGAAGATCTATTCAAAGGAGAGGTACCTGATAACTTTAATTGGAAAGACTATAGTATTATTCGCATCCCTTATGAACTAATTCCAAAAGGCTTCATGGATGATAAACAAGTATCTCGCGCCAAAGCAACGATTCATAGTGGCATATATAATATGGAATATGCAGCTTGTTTTACTGCTGATAGTGACGGATTCTTTCGTCGCAGTTTAATAGAAAGCTGTGTGGTTAATGACAGTAGTCCGGTGGTAATCAATGCAAGACCCATTATCTTTGATGCTGTTGTTACTGGAAATACATCTCATCATTATGTATACGGAATCGACCCAGCTAGTGAACAAGATAATTTTAGTATAGTGGTTTTAGAAGTTCATCCTGATCATTCAAGAATAGTTTATGTATGGACTACTAACAGAAGCAATTTCAAAGAAAGACAAAAAACTGGATTAGTTAAAGAATATGACTTCTACGGATTCTGTGCTCGTAAAATCAGAAATCTTATGAAAACTTTCCCATGTGATAAGCTTGGTATGGATGCTCAGGGCGGAGGTGTCGCTATTGAGGAAGCTTTACATGATCCTTCCAAACTAGAGGATGGCGAAAATCTCATGTGGCCCATAATAGATTACAATAAAGCTAAAGAGACAGATTCTCAACCCGGTTTGCATCTTATAGAATTAGTTCAATTTGCCAAAGCTGATTGGACAGCACAGGCTAATCACGGATTAAGAAAAGACTTTGAAGATAAAGTATTATTATTCCCACGATTTGACAGCTTAACTCTTGGATTGGCACTAGACAAAGAAAACAAAGACATATTATCTGCTGATCTTAATCCAATCTATGATAGCTTGAGCGAATGCATTTTAGAAATTGAAGAACTCAAAAATGAATTGACCACAATAGTTATGACGCAAACCAGTAGTGGATCCGGAGGCAGAGACCGCTGGGATACCCCCGAAGTTAAACTTCAAAATGGTAAAAAGGGACGATTAAGAAAAGACCGATATAGTGCATTAGTTATTGCTAATATGTTAGCAAGACAAATCAATAGGACTTTGCAGTCTGTTGAGTATGATATCATAGGAGACAATGCGAAGAATGTTGTCAAACAACAAGGCAACATGTACAGAGGACCAGAATGGTTCACTTCTTCCGCTAATGACGACGATATTTATACGGGCATTTATAAATAAAAGTGTATAATTCAGTTAATGCAATTACATTTTAATTAGAATTCAATTAGAAATAATTATGACTAAAAAAACTCCAAAGAGTGACGTTATACAGAACGCTAAAGCTGTAGATGAACAAGCTTATGTAACTTGGGGTGACGATTTAGCCAGTAAACAAGATGCTCTAAAACAATCTTCAGAGTCCATGTCAGAATATACTCTGGTTCAAAAAGCCAGTGCCATGAGACGATACGGATTAGATTATTCAAATCTTGATAAAAATACCTCTGGTCGTCCGGGACTAACAAGAAGCGACTATGACTACTTTCGTCCAGACGAAGCAGTACCCCGTGAAATCAAGTTAATCATTCGTAAGGCAGAAGATATTTATCAAAGAGTAGGTTTGGTAAAAAACGTTATTGATCTTATGGGAGACTTTGCATCTCAAGGAATAAGACTAGTACATAAAAATAAAAGAATAGAAAGATTTTATAGGCAGTGGTTCAAAAAAATTAAAGGAAAAGATAGAAGCGAAAGATTTTTAAACAATCTATATAAAACTGGTAATATAGTTGTTAATAGACAAACTGGCAAACTCAGTGTTAAAGTAGCTGATAAATTATATCAAGCGGTGGCTGCTCCTGATTTACAAATAACTGAAACAATGAATACCCCGGTTGAAAAAAGAGAGATTCCTTGGAAATACACATTTGTCGATCCTTTTTTTGTAGAAGTAGCTGCTGGTCCTCTGGCCTCATTTGTTCAAGATAAAGCCTATCAGTTGATTTTACCAGCTCAACTTCGTAAGTTAGTAAATGCTCCAAAAACAGATGCTGAAAAAGCAGTTGTAGCAGCACTGCCGTCACAAATTTTAGAAGCAGCAAAAAGCAGACTTCCATATCCATTAGACCCAAATAAGACTCTTGTTTTTCATTACAAAAAAGACGATTGGCAAGCTTGGGCATATCCAATGATTTATTCTATCATGGATGATATTACAGTAATCGAAAAACTCAAACTAGCAGACATGGCAGCATTAGACGGAGCCATATCCAATATTCGAATTTTCAAATTAGGCAGCTTAGAACATAAAATTGCTCCAACCAAAGCAGCTACAGCAAAACTAGCTAGTATTCTAGGTAATAATGTTGGTGGAGGAACAATGGATCTTGTATGGGGTCCTGATATTGAGCTATTAGAATCTAATACCAACGTACATCAATTCCTTGGGGAAGGTAAATATATTCCGCATTTAAATTCAGTATATGCTGGATTAGGAATTCCTCCAACATTAACAGGAACCTTTGGTGCTGCTGGAACCACAAACAATTTTATTTCACTCAAAACACTAACCCAAAGACTACAGTATGGACGAGATGTTTTAGTAGAATTTTGGGACAAAGAAATTGAATTGGTTCAAAAAGCAATGGGTTTTAAATATGCAGCTAAAATAGAATTCGACAGAATGGATTTAAGTAATGAAGATGTTGAGAAATCTTTACTAGTACAGTTAGCAGATAGAAATCTTATTAGCGACGAACTATTACAAACTCGTTTTGGTTTTGATCCAGATATGGAAAAATCAAGACTCAATAAAGAAAACAGAGATAGAAAAACAGAAAGAATGGTAAATAAAGCAGGACCTTGGTATGATCCAGTACCAGAAAATTCATTAAAGAAGATAGCTCTACAAACCGGAGTCGTAGCCCCAAGTCAAGTGGGATTAGAGCTTGATAAGAAAAAAGGTGGTGAAAAATCAGCTCTCGATATGAAACAACCCTCTGTACCTGTACCCTCAACGAAGTTGGCAAAAGATTCGCCAGAATCTTTGCCTGGAGTACCCGGACAAGGTAGACCTAAGAATTCTAAGGATTCTGAGCAGAGAAAAACTAAAGTTTTCAAACCACAAACGGGAGCCAAGTTATTACTATGGGCTTCTGATGCTCAGGACAAAATAAGCCAAATTATTAATCCGATATTACTAGAGTTTTATAATAAGAAAAATTTAAGAAGCTTATCTAATGAAGAAACTAAAGAGCTAGATTTAATCAAAACAAAAATATTGTTCACCCTAGAACCCCTATCTGCTGTTAATGAAAATGACACAGTAGAAATACTAGCTAATTTAGATAAGTTTAATAAACACGATAAAATATCAGCATATAGCTCGTGGCTGAAAGAACTCAGGTCAGAACTGAACAAAGATCTAACAGTAGACGAACAAAAACAGGCTAAGGCTTCATTTTATTCTATGGTGTACTCTTCTATAGAAAAAGAGGTTTAAAATGCAAATATTTAAGCACGAAAAAGAAGACGGTCTAGAAATCAAGATAACATCATCTGCATCAATTTCTTATGCTTCCATTGCTGAGCCATGTGTGGTCTCAGACGTTGCTAAAATCAATTCACTGAATAAGAGCCTAGCTGCTCTAGATGACTCTGATCTTTACTATGTACAATCTATTTTAGTTACTTCTTCTTGGAATAAAAACGATGACATTTTTGATAAATCAGAAGTGTGGTTAGCTCGTAAAACTCCAGAGGATAAGCCAACTAATTTAGAGCATGATGAGAATTTGATCATAGGTCATATTACTAATAATTGGCCGATTACAGAAAGCGGAGATCTAATAGACGAAACAATAGCTCTTGAAAATCTTCCAGAAAAATACCATATCTTAACAGGATCTGTTATTTATAGAGCTTTTTCTAGTCCCGAATTGAAAGACAGAGCTGAGAAATTAATAGCAGATATTGAATCCGGTTCAATGTTCGTAAGTATGGAATGTTTTTTTAAAGGGTTTGATTATGGTTTATTAGATAAGACTAATGGATCATATAAAACTTTAGCAAGAAACGAGAATACAGCTTATTTAACTAAATATTTAAGAGCATATGGCGGACTTGGAGAACACGATAATTATAAGATTGGCAGAGTACTAAGAAATATTACATTTTCAGGTAAGGGATTCGTTGAAAAACCAGCAAATCCAGACAGTATAATTTTTACAAAAGACACTATCGATAAATTATTTGATCAAAAAAACAATAATTTATTAATAGCAGGTGTATCTAATAATCAGTTAACCTCTAAAGTGGAGAATCATATTATGAGTTCAGAACAAGAAGTAGTTGAAGTTAAACCCGAAACTGAAGTTGCATCAGTAACTGAAACCAACGTCGCTACCGAAGTTGTAGACAAAACGAATGAATTAGAAACAGCTATCCAAGCAAGAGACGAATCTATTGCTACTCTCGGAGCTGAACTAGAAGGCTTAAAAGCTCAATATGAAGCACTAGCCAAAAAACTAAAAGAAGAAGAAGATAAGAAAGAAGAAACAGAAGCAGCTAAAAAGAAAATGAAAGCAGAGATGGATGCTAAAGATGAAGAAATGAAGAAGACCAAGAGCGAACTTTCAGCTGCTCTAGAAGCCATTGCTGGATACATGAAAGATCAAGAAGAAATGGCTAAGAAAGAAAAGAAGATGAAAAGAAAAGCTTCTCTTCTAAGTTGTGGTTTTGATGACGAGACATCTGAAGCTACTCTAGAGAAGTTCGAATCGTTAAATGATGACGCTTTCGACGCAATGACAAATCTTTTGGCTGGCAAAATGCCACCATGGTTAGAAAAGTTCAAAAAGGGAGATGATGAAAAAACTGATAAAACCAAAGATGACAAAAAGAAAGCATCTGTTGAGGAAACAGTAGATTCATCAGTTCTTGAAAATGTCGAAGTAGAAGAAACTTTAAATCTTGGTGTTGGCAGTGATACTCAATCATCTGTCGATAATACTCGTGCAGAACTAATCGAATTCGTTTGTGCTAGACTAGGTAAAAAACTTAACAAGGGAGAATAACATGGCTCTTAAAGCAGATCGTATTGAAGCATTAACAGATATTTCTTTTTTCATGAACACAGTCGCTGAAAGAGGCGGCGTGGTATCTGCTGTTACCAGTGGTTCAGGTGTATCAATGGACGACGCCAACGCTGTCGTTGCATATGCCGCCGCTGTCAGTGGAGCTAAGCCACTAGGCGTATTGTTAAATGACGTTGTAAATTATGACCTAACAAGACAGCACATCAACTGGCATAAAGATGAAGTGCAACTTGGTGGTAAGGTTTCTCTACTTCGTCAAGGGCAGGTTACAACCAACATGTTAGTTGCTGGTGTTACTCCTGCTGCTGGTGTTGATGCCTATGTTGGAGCTAATGGTCTCATTGGCACATCAAGTACTAATAGTGTAAAAATTGGCTCTTTCTTGGGGTCAAAAGATTCTGATGGTTATGTAAAATTATCAGTTAACATTGCTTAAGCTTTAACAAGGGAGAAAAAAATGTCAGGTAATACAAAAGCATTTCAACCAACACCAGAACTAACAGATCTTCTAGTTCGCTCTGGTTCGCCAAATAGAGAAGTAGCCTTGGCTGCTAACTCAGAGTTTGCAAAAGCTCTAGAGCTACCACTAAGACAAGCTCTCTTGAGTGGAGATATTCTGGACGGTATTTTTGAGCCAATTCAACTTGCTCAAAGCGCCACACCAGAGTTTCCTCTTGATTTCCTAGCTCCTGGCACCGAAAAAGATTTCGTTGCCTATACTATTCCTAACCACGGACATATTCCAGAGCGTCACGTTGAAGGCGATTACGTCATGGTTCCAACCTATGACATCGGCGCCTCAATCGACTATCTCCTAAAGTATGCTCGTGATGCTCGTTGGGACGTAGTTGGTCGTGCTATGGAAGTTCTAGAGTCTTCATTCGTAAAGAAGATGAATGACGACGGCTGGCATACTCTTCTAGCAGCTGGTGTTGATCGCAATATCGTTGTATACGATAGCGATGCCTCTGCTGGTCTATTTACCAAGCGTCTAGTAAGTCTCATGAAGACAGTTATGCGTCGTAATGGCGGCGGTAACTCAGCTTCTAACAACCGTGGTTTACTAACTGATCTTTATGTTTCACCAGAAAGCATGGAAGATATCCGTAATTGGGGTATCGATCAAGTTGACGAAGTGACTCGTAGAGAAATCTACACAGCAGCTGACGGCACTCTTAACCGTGTCTTCGGTGTTAATCTTCATGACCTCGATGAACTTGGAGAAGGTCAAGAGTATCAGCTATTCTATAGCAATATTCTTAGCGGCACTCTCCCCGGTAGCAAGAGTGAAATTGTTGTTGGTCTTGATCTACGCAAGAGAGACAGTTTCATTATGCCAGTTCGTGAACAAGTTCAAATCTTCGAGGACGAGACACTACATCGTCAGAAGAGAGCTGGTTTCTACGGATGGGCAGAGCAAGGCTTTGCCGTTCTTGACAACCGTAGAGTACTACTCGGCTCACTATAATTTGAGCTTTAAAAAGCAATGTTACGAATTAAGGGCTGGCAGCAATGCCAGTCCTTTTTTCTTTTTATGTCTAGCATCGTAGACTAATAGTATAAATTCTGTTAGGTGTATTTGATAGTGTGGTTATAATCAATCAACTCAGCCAAATTATATCGGAACCCAAATATGGCAGCAAGCAAATATGATTTTGCTATAGAACAGGGTACATCTTTTAAAATCTCACTAGTTTACAAAGACGCCAGTGGAGTACCAGTTGATATTAGTAATTGGTGCGCCAGATTAACTTGGAAAACAAATCTTAATGCTACTCAGGTATTCCATTCCGACAACACTGATCATAGTGTATATAATTTTTATATTGATGGTGTGAATGGAAAATTGACTTTAATGATCCCAGCCAATACGACCAATTCCTTCTCATTCAATACTGCTAAATACGACTTGGAGCTTCAATCTCCGGATGAGCTATATGCTAATGGAGGAGGAAAGTATGTGACTCGTATTTTATTTGGCACAGTTAGCATCGTTAAGAGATTTAGTCAAACTACATCAGCTTTGGATTGTTCAATATGAGCAATTTTATTATAGATATTATTGATACTCAAAGCAATATTATTGAAATTGAAACTAGCTATGTTGATAATATAAACAACATAGAAATTGAGAGATATGAAACTTACAACCTAGAAATTATCAACACTGAAAAAATATTACCAAGCGATTTTCCGAATACATATCCAATGTCTAGCATTATTGGAAATTTACCAGTAAGTCGTGTTAGCGGATTAAGCAATTATTTAAATACATATACTTTTGATTGTGGTACACCTTAATACAGGAGAATAAGATGGCAGCTCAAACAAGAATTCAATTTCGTAGAGGAACAGCTTTAGAATGGTCAGGAATCAATCCTATTCTATATGCTGGAGAAATGGGTTATGAGACAGATACTAAGAAGATTAAGGTTGGAGATGGAACCACGTTCTGGAACTCTCTACCGTATGCTACTGTTAAACCAGACGATCTTAACGAATTAGTTGATGATCGAATTAATGATTTATTAACAGCTGGTTCTAATATACAAAAAACATACAATGATGTTTCTAATACTTTAACTTTAGCAGTTACTGGAGTTTCTTTAACGGGACATTCTCATACTAGTTCAGATATTACAAACTTTAATACCAGCGTTAGTGGACTACTGCCTGTTAAAAGCATTATTGCTGGCTCTAATATTAGTGTTACTCCTACTGGTGATTCTGGATTTGTTATTAGTGCTAATGGAGGAGTAGATCAAAATGCGGTTAAAGATATTATAGGCTCTAGCGTTAGTGGAGTTAGTGGTGTTGTAGTTAGTTATGATAATACTTCTAAACTTACTACTGTTGGCTTGAGTAATCCATCTCTAACATCATCCAATATAAGTGATTTTAATAGTGCTGTTAGCGGATTAATAGACGTTAAAAGCTTAGCTCAAGGAACCGGTATTAGTATTACTAATAATGCTGGCTCTCATACTATTTCTGTCACTGGCATTCCTAGTTCATTAATAACAGACTTTTCTTCTTCAGTTGGTAGTGTAGTATCTACAGAGATGGTTGGAGGTTCTGGTATATCTTTTAGCTATGATAACTTAACAAATGATTTAACAGTGAGTACTACCGGAGTATCATATGTTGGACATTCTCATTCGTGGTCTGACATTACAGACGCATCGGGCAAAGCTACTCTAAATGAACTAGCTTATTTGTCAGGAGTTAGTCCAGGTTCTGCTAGTGCTAATAGGGCTGTTGTTACTAATAGTAATAACGATATTAGTGGATTGAGAAATGTTACAGCCACTGGTACGGTTACTATTGATGGAAACTTGGTTGTTAACGGCACCACCACCACCGTTAATAGTACAACAGTTGATATTGGAGATAATATAATAAGAGTTAATACTAGTGGATTGAGTACCGGTGGTTTTGAAGTTGTTAAACCAGACGCTAGTTCCGTATCATTGATTTGGAATAATGTTTCTGGTCGTTGGGAATTTACCGGTGGAGACGTAGCTACTACCGGATTATTTGTTGGTAGTTTAAGTGGCAATGCTTCTACTGTTACTAATGGTGTTTATACAACAGATACTGGAACAGTTACCAGCTCCATGATAGCGGATAATACTATCGTAAATGGAGATATAAGTGATAGTGCTAATATAGCAATTACTAAATTGGCTAGTAGTGGATTAACCCTAGGATCAACAACAGTAAATCTAGGACAAACATCAACAGTTTTAAATGGATTAAGTAGCATTAGTGGTACTAGTCTTAGTAGTCCAACAACGTTATATAATTGTATAGTAGATGGAGGAACTCCGTGACTCAATTTTTTGTAAATACTAATAAAATTTTAATTGATAATGGACAGGTGAAAATAAGAGTAGATAGTAATGCTCAAAGCACCACCACAACTACTCCAGCTCCTTCTGTAGCCGGATATATTGTTTCGGGAGCTGGTAATGTAACATATAATGGTACATATTGTTTAGATTCTGGTTTGACATCTTCATCTGGTGGCAGTAAAGTATATAAGCATCAAACAAATAATATGTACATTTATTATGGTGGTGGTTTTGCTTGGATTGGCCCTGTAGTTGGTAATCTTTATGACAATTCTGATGGCTACTATCAATATGGAGAAAATGATCCTCTTTCATCGGGAGGATGGAGCTCATCTTCTTGCTGTGGTACAGAACTAGGTTCTTCCCCAAGCTCTGTTACACAAACAACTTGTGCAGCATAGCTCTCTGCTTCCAAAGATTACACATAACGTTATAGTAGATAGAGAAATCATATGACAAAATTTTATATTAGTGCTAATAAAACTTTAGTTAGTAATGGACAGATAAAAATAAGAGTAGATAATACTCAAAATACCACAACAACCGCGGCTCCAGCCGTATTGACAGTGGCCCGAGCCGGTGGCTCCAGCACGTTCACTGGCTCAGGTACTTCCGCATCGCCGTACACTAGAGTTGCACGCATTCGCAACGATAGTCAGGACGGTTTGATGGCAGATTCATATGGCGTCGGTGGTGGCGGATACGCTTTCACTGCACAGGTTTCTGGAACTGCATATGTCACATGTACTTTCTATGACGAACATAACGAGGGGAACATTGGATTCATCAAAAAGAACGGCGTGCACGGGAGCGATCTTGCCGGAGTACAAGGATCCATTATTTTTGACGGCACGACTGTCGAGGCAAGATCGTTTTCGGTTATTTCAGGCGATGTAATCATACTCACGGCAGACAGCTACCTTACTTCATTCGAGAATGTTAGCGTGTGGGTGGTCCCGACGACGACGACCACAGCGGCTCCGACGACGACCACCACTACTACAACAGCAGCTCCTCAATCATTGTCATTTGCTGCAGCATATATTCACGGATCACCACTACCTTCTGGAGACGCGTCAGACAATTCATATTCTCTTTCCGGATTGGGAACAGTTGACAGTCCTACAACTCTTGTGCTCGGAGCTGGAGATAATGGCTATAACCGAGTCTGGCTACAAATAGCAAGGTCCGGAACATTAAGCTACACAGTTACAGTAAGTAGCGAAAGCAATTACGACTACGGAAGTTTGTACAAATCATCAGGACCACCATCCTCTAATACGTCATTAACTGGTTTTACTACAATAGTCAATCCAATGGCTGGAATTAATCAGACAGCGTCAGGTACAGTGTCTGTTACACAAGGAGAGTTCTTAATATTGATGTATACAAAGGATGACTCAGCAGACGATGGCGCTGACAGAGTAACTTTTTCAGGATATATAACCACGCCAACAACAACAACAACAACAACAACAACAACCGCGCCCAGTTTTACTCCTATGGCAGTTTTACTCACCAGCGGGACAAGCTACACGGTGCCTGCCGGTGCAGCTAGTATGAAAGTATGGGCTGTTGGTGGCGGTGGTGGTAGCTTTGGTGGCGCAGGTGGTACAGCATTTAATACTTGGAGCGTGTCTGGTGGCGACACTATAGCTTATAACATTGGGGCTGCTGGTTTAACAGGGAATAATAATGCTACCACTACCAATGGTGGTGATACCATAGCGACATATAACGGAACTACCATTACTGGTATGGGCGGTAAACGCTACTGGAGCCACCCTGATATTGGCCAAGGTGGTGGTTGGACAAGTAATGGCGGAGGAGCAAATGGCGGAAGCGGCGATGGAAGAGGCGGGGCAGTTGGTGGAAATAGTCAGCCAGTTTTGATTTGTGCGGGCTACAGCGAAAACGGAAGAAGACCAGCAACTAATGTCTCAGGCTTGCTGGAAGCGTTGGCTCTTGCTGGTATTAATACTACACAAACTTGCGGATCAACAGCTGCGTTTGGATCTGGAGGTCATAACGGAGAGAAGAATGGAGCCCAGCAAAGCGCCGGATTAGGCGGCGGCGGCGGCAGGATCGATGGTGTCCAGACAGCCGGTGGCGGCGCTTTAATTCTTTATTTTACATCAGAACCTTTTACACCGACACCTTTTACTCCGATGGCCGTGTTGCTCACTAGCGGCACTAGCTACATGGTACCGGGCGGTGCAACCAGTATGAAAGCATGGGCGGTTGGTCCCGGCGGCACCTCTTGGGATTTTGCCGGAGGAGCTGGCGGTACTGCATTTAAAACGTGGAGCGTTATGGGCGGCAATACTGTTGCGTATGTTATTGGTGGCCCCGGCTGGTTCGGTGATGGTAGATCTGGTCTATACAGTGGTACTGGCACTCCTAGTACGGTGACGTTTGGGGGAACGACCATTACCGGAAACCCAGGACAAGGCGGATACATTCAGGCGTCACAGCCCGGCGCTGGTGGCAGCTATTCCGGCGGTGACGGTGGAGCTAACGGAGGAAACGGCGGATCAGGTGCCCGTGCCGGTGGGGCAGTCGGTGGAAACAGCCAGTCAATTCTGGTATGTTCCGGATACGAATCTAATGGTCGAAGACCCGCAACCAATGTCTCAGGCTTGCTTGAGGCAGTAGCTCTCGCTGGAGGTACTGCTATACAAACTTGCTCAGGACCAAACCTATGGCAACAAGCTGCCTTTGGTTCTGGAGGAGGCTATGGCGAGAAATGGGCAGACGCGCTAATGGCTGGAGTAGGTGGTGGTGGAGCCTTTTACTTCGGAGGTGGTGGCGCAGTGGTACTTTACTTCACTTAATTAAGGAGAAACATATTATGGGAAACATACTTAGAAATCCAACAAATAATAAAGCCATTTTGCTAACGCCGCGCACTGGTAGTCATTCGCTTACTTTAGCAGCTATATCCCAGTGGTGGCCCGATACTGTGCTGAGGGATTCGGTTCAGCATCCCGCCTGCTGGATACCTCATCAAGAAAGCTACATTCATGGCACCAAAGAAAATGTTGCAATTATCATTCGTAATCCAGTCGAACGATTTAGATCTATGATATCTCACAAAAATCTCAATATCGATGAGCAGCTTGTTAAACCCATGTACGGACCACTTCCTCAAGGTAATTTTGTACGTTACTTCCGGTTTGAAGATCAGCTTAACGAAGCCGCCGAATGGTTGGGCTTGCAGACACCTCTGTCTCAGGAAGACGTTAGCGATCCGGTCGATAAACCAATATTGACACCAGAACAAGAAGCAAGAGTACGTGAGATTTATGCTGATGATATAGTTCTTTGGGAATCTTTGCAATAATACTTATAGTTCATGAATAATAAATTACTAACAATAGGCATAACTTGTTACGATGATTTTGATGGAGTTTATTTTACAGTTCAAAGCTTAAGAGCACATCATTCAATCTTAAAAAATAATGATATAGAAATAATAGTACTAGACAACAATCCAGACAGTGTTCATGGTCAAGAAACAGCTAAGTTTATAAATGGTTGGGCTTCGGATGTTGCTAAGTACTTTCCTCTCAAAGATAAGCCAAGTTCTTTTAATAAATATAAGATAGTTGATCATGCTAACGGTCAATATGTTCTAATTTTAGATTGTCATGTATTATTAGTAAATAATGCTATAGAGTCCTTATTAAACTACTACAAAGACCATCCAGACTGTAAAGATTTAGTTCAGGGTCCTTTACTCTACGATGATTTAAAAAATTGTGCCACAGAGTTTAAGGACGAATGGAGAGGGGATATGTATGGCATATGGTGGAATAATAATGAGGCTTTAGCTAAGAATGAACCTTTTGAAATAAAGATGCAAGGCATGGGTTTGTGTTCGTTTGAGAAAAAGAATTGGCCGGGCATTTGTCAGTACTTTAAAGGCTTTGGGGCCGAAGAAGGATATCTATCAGAGAAGTTTAGGAGAAACGGAGGAAAGAATATTTGTATTCCCCAACTTAAATGGATTCACCGATTTGGCCGACCTAATGGAGTTAAATATCCACTAATATTAGAAGATAGAATATGGAATTATTTTGTGGGGTGGCTTGAAATAACCAGAGATCCTAATCACCATATGATAGTTGATACTTATAATCATTTCAAAGGAAGAATACCACCAGAGAGCCTAGATAATATCCTAGAACGAGCAAAAAATAAGATTCTCAATACCTAATTTGATCTTATTATAAGTCAATAACTTATCTTGCTAACGGGTGTATTAACTACTATTATGCTCTATATTTACCATCCCGATAGGACATTACCCCAAGATGCCAGCAAATGACCTAATCATATTTCGTAAAGGATCTGCTGCCCAATGGACATCGAGCAATCCAATATTAGCCAGTGGAGAGCCCGGATTTGATCTTACAAACAGCGTTTTTAAAATCGGTGACGGAGTTTCGAACTGGCAATCTTTAAGTTCTCACAAGCACAATATTAGCGATATTAATAGTTTTGCATCTGGTGTTGCTGATGTTCTTAATACGGAAATGGTTGGCGGTAGTGGAATATCATTAATTTATAATAGTCAAACTAATACGATCACTATTAGTGTTACAGGTATAATATCAGGATCTTCTGGTGAGGGTAATAGTGGACCAATTACTGTTGCAGATATCACAGATTTTAATAGTGGAGTTAGTGGCTTAATACAAAATATTTATGCTCCATTAAGTAATCCAGTTTTTACTGGGGTTCCAATAGTTCCTACAGCAAGCTCAGGATCTAATAATAATCAAATAGCTAATACTCAGTTTGTAAGAAATGAAATAGCTAGCGTTATTAATTCTGCTCCTGAAGCATTAAATACTTTATATGAACTAGCTGGTGCTTTAGGTAATGATAATAATTTTGCTACAACCGTTACTAATAGCTTGTCCAACAAAGCGTCATTAAGCGGGGCAGTTTTTACAGGATCAGTAACTATACCTAGTGGCTCTATCAACGCCACAATACTGTCTGTTACAGGAGTTCCAGTATCAGTTAGTGGCCACTCTCATTCTAGTTCTGACATAATAGGTTTAACTAGCACTATAGAATCGACGCTTGACACTAGTCTAGTTGGTGGAACAGGTATAGTTTTAAGCTTTGACCAAAATACACAAACACTATCTATCAATGCTTCTAATACTGGACTCTCATTAAGCAGCACCGACTCATTACCAGAAGGATCGTCCAATCTTTATTTTACAAATTCAAGAGCCTCAGGAGCATCTCCTGTCAAAAGTGTTGCTGGTAAAACAGGAATTATTACATTATCAGGTTCTGATGTTGGATTAGGTAATGTAGATAATACTTCTGATACAAATAAGCCAATAAGTTTAGCTGTTCAATCAGGACTAGATTTAAAAGCAGCTTCGGTTCATAGTCATATTATATCAGAAATTTCTGGACTACAATTATCTTTAGACAATAAACAATCTTCAGGCAATTATGCTTTAGTAGATAGTTCTGCTAACTTTAGTAGTTTAAGTGTTAATTCAACAGTAGTGAGCCTTTCGGGCCACTCTCATTCATATTCTGATATTACCAATTTTTCATCTGGAGTTGCTAGTTCTCTTAATACGGAGCTAGTTGGTGGAAGCGGAATATCTTTAGTATATAATAGCAACAATAATACTGTTAATATTAGCGTAACTGGCATAGTTTCTGGTGGTGGAGGTATTACTGGTCCTATCAGTACATCCGATATAACAGATTTTAATACTGGAGTTAGTGGTTTAATTACTAATTATGCCCTATTAAATAGTCCAGCATTAACAGGAACACCAATAGCTCCAACAGCGCCCACAGGAACAAATTCCAATCAGATTGCTAGTACAGAGTTTGTTAGAAACGAGATAGCCAACCTAGTAGCTTCTGCTCCATCAACTCTTGATACATTGAATGAAATTGCATTATCTCTTAATAATGATGCTAATTTTAGCTCTACCATAGTTAGTGGATTAGCTAGTAAAGCTTCTTTAAGTGGTAGCATTTTTACTGGTTCTGTTAATATACCAAGTGGTTCTATCAATGCTAATATTTTAACAGTTAATAATATTCCGGTTTCAGTAAGTGGACATACCCACATAGCTAGCAACATTAGTGGTTTAGATACTGCTATCAATAATCAGCTTGATACATCTATTGTTGCAGGATCAGGTATAACTTTTACTTATGATAGCGGAAGCAGCAGTTTAACTATAAGCACTAGCGGAGGCTCATTTGGAGGAGGCGGTGCTCAGGGAACTATGGGGATTCAAGGAATTCAAGGATTAGAAGGTATTCAAGGTATCCAAGGTACCATCGGAACTCAAGGGGTTCAAGGCTTAGAAGGAGCCCAAGGGATTCAAGGCACTATTGGTATCCAAGGAATTCAAGGCTTAGAGGGCGTTCAAGGCACTATTGGCGTTCAAGGTATCCAAGGTACCATCGGCACCCAAGGAATTCAAGGCACTAGCGGAACAATAGATCAACTATACTCAATAGGCAGTTCATCTACAACTAAAACACTGTCTTTAGGTAGCGGAAATGTGCAAACAGTATCTCTTGATGCGAATTGTGTATTTACTATGCCTTCTGCTTCTGCGGCTGCAAATCTTACATTAATTATAAATCAAACAGGCTCTTTTACCGCAACATTTACAGGAGTTAAATGGGGAGGAGGAGTTGTCCCGACTATAACTACAGGATCTGGTAAAATAGACATCATAAGCTTCATATCAGATGGTACAAATTGGTATGGAGGTATTGTACAAAACTTATTATGAGACATTGGCATCTAACATTTTTCAAGGCTACTGAGCCTACGCCTACGACAATTAATGTCTATGGATCAGTCATAGAAAATTTTACTATCTTTCCAGTATCTAGTTACCAAAAACTAAATTATTCTGTAGTAGCTTCTGGATCCTCTTACACTTTGAATAAGTCACAAATATATGCTATGTTGGCTTTAAGTCCAGACGGTTTTTTGATAGAAAGTAATCAAAACAGTATAGATTTAGATACAGGACAATCAGTAAGTTTTAATTTTTATTATCCAATATATATTGAAAATAAACGATCAGAAGGAAATATAGTTGTGTCTATGTTATCATCATTGTACTATTCAATGGTGAAAAAAAATATACAAGACATATCCTCTAAAATAAACAACAGTTTTGGCGTAAATGTTTCCCAATTCATAACTGGTCAAAATGATACGCCGCCATCCGGATTAGTTGCCGAAACCGTTAGTCGAATTCAAGTATTATCGACAGCGACACAATCTAATATTTCAAATTCTAATTTTGCCTATGTTCTAGACAGCATTAGCGAAACAATTAGTTCTGGAGTTACCGCCTCCACCCCCAATCAGTTCTTCAGCAATAATGCAACAGATATTGTTTCAAAAATTCAAAAAAAGGCTTTAGGACTAACAGACAATCAAAATATCCCTAATCCCACAGAAGTATCTAATTTAGCACAGAACATAAATTTAATATCTCAAAATCAAGTTGATCAAGCCAGTTCTGGTAATATTATTTCTTCTATAGTTTATTCATCACAGATACTGCAAAGCATAACCACTCCTTTGACCAACTCCATAAGCTCACAGGAAATAAACAGCACAGCCACAACTTTAATCTCAAATATTCTCAATCCCGCTTCAATACCCTCCGCCCCAACTAATGTTACAGCTTCTCTTTCTGGTAAAGATGCTATAGTAAGTTTTTCTGTACCGTCTAGTGACGGAGGAAGCTCTATAACAAATTATATTATTCAATATTCTAAAAACAATGGTACAACTTGGACAAACTTTACCAGAGCAACTTCTACAGCAACTTCAAATATTCTAGTAAATAATCTTTTGTATTATAAGTCTTATATATTTAGAGTAGTTGCTGTTAAT